GGCGTCGTCCTGGCGTACGGCGACTTCGTGTTCACCAGCCGTCGGCGGAGCGTCCGGTGTGGCGCCGTGCGGGATTAGGTATTCGCCCGGTTGCAATGGGTTCGGGTCGGCTAGCGAGTTGCCGAGGTATTCGCCGGTGGTGGGGTGGAAGTGATAGATGGTCAGGGTCATGGCGAATCCTTAGTATTTGATGCAGGCGAGTAGGGTGACGTTGCGGGGCCGGGTGCTACCAGTCGTTACGGTGTCACCGCCAGTCCCTGGTATTGGTGCCGTCGAGTAAGGCCCAGTCCCCTTTACGTACGACAAACCGGCGTAGTCTGCAGCGTTGAAGGTGTCCACCCCAAGCGTTGCTTTTGCTGACGCATCAGTCACACCGCCGTAAATCATGAGGTTTGCCATTGCATCAGTTGACGTGTTGATTGAGGTCTCCGTTAGTACAAGCGAACCTTTCTGCCAACCACCATATGTCCGGCCCGCATCAACCCCCCGCCCATCATCCCACCCGCGCACGAACTCCCCGCGCAGGTCCGGCAGATTAAACGTAGTCGAGCCATCGCCCACGCCATAAGTGGTGCCGATCGCGGCGAACAATGCGGCGTAGGCGGTGCGACTGACCGCCGCACCGTTGGCTTTCAGCCAACCTAGCGGCGGCGTCTGGCCGGCGAAGTAGGCAACTTGCCCCGCATTGGTCTGCCCATTGGCGGCTGAGCCGCCGACGGCCAGCCAGATGCCTGGCCCCTGGCACTCGATCGTCAGCGAGTCACCCGGCTGCAGTGTTATCCCAGTCGTGGCCGAAGCTGCGGTCGTGTAATACAGCGAGTCTCCCGTCTGAGCTACAACAGTCGCTGCATAACTGTTGCTATTGACGAACTCGATTCGGCCGCCAGTAATGACTCCGGCGGTCAAGGGAGGATTGAGGGTAATGGGACCTGGGGTGCCGTTGATTTGCACCGTGCCACCGACCATGTCCAGGCCAAGCGTGCCACCTCCCGACGCTCGATAGAACTTGCTGGCCTGCAGCCCCATGCGATTGAGTGCGGCCATTGTTGCCAAGCGGGTGCTGTTGTCGAATTGTGGCGGGGTCGGTGCGGCTGGGGCTCCGGTCAGTGCCGGGCTGTTGATCGGTGCGGCATCGGTGATGCCGTACCCCGCCAGCGTGCTGGGGCGAGTGCTGGTCGAGTTCCAGGCCAGCTTCTTGATGGCATCAGCTACTTGATTGAGCTTGGTGTCGCTCGGGGTGATGCTGGCTGCTGCCAGTACCGACAGTAGTTCCGCCTGGATGCTGTTGAGCCAGCCGGCCGGCACGATAGTTCCCAGTTCCCCGGTGGAGGGATTGCCGTCGTGGAATAACCCGTCCTGGGTGTTGATCGTCTGCATCTGTCCTATGCCTTCGAGTTGAGGTGAGCGGGGCGGAGGTCCTGAGCGTTTGCTGCCTCTTGTCTGGTCCGGCCATCCCCAGCAAAAGCCAGGCCGGCGATGACGGCCGGCACTGACAGGGTCGCGTTGCGCGATGGGGGGTATTTTGCGTACGAGCCCGAAGTCGAAGCAGTTGCTGCTTGTCAGTAGGTTGGCTTGGTCGTGCCCCCGACGGGGGAGGTGAGACCGTGCTTGTTCGTGGAGGACCGGGGCAAAAAAAAAGCGGACCGCCGAAGCGGTCCGAGAAGGCTGACAGACAGACGAAAGGTTGGCCGAACGGCTCAGGCTGCGTGGGCTTGACCGCTGGACGGGGGCAACATCCACAGATGCTGTGGCGTGACCCGGCGCAGGCAGTCGGAACGGAACAGCGGTGAACCAGCTCGCTGGAACGACCAGGCCACCAGTTCGGAGCAGAACCAGGCGTCGTCGCGTTGCCAGTCGCGATGTAGGCCCAGGCCGGCCAGCGCGCTGTAGTCATAACGCTTGCCGAGCTGGCTGGCTGCCGCTTCGACCACCGTGCTGGCATCGACCACTGGTAGCGCGACGAAGGCATGGCGACTGGTGTTGCTCAATGCTTCGGCCAAGCTTTGACGCCGCACTCCGTGGCCGGCGGCGGCTTCGATTACGCTGTCGCCGTCGACCAGTGCCACATGGCTCCAGGCGGACCAGGTACCGGCGCGGATTAGCCAGGACAGAGGCAAGCGGGTGGTGGTGAACAGCAGGGTGGCGTGGGGCATGTTGTCGCCCTGGATGCTCGAAATGCCTTGGCGCAACTCCCCCGAGTGTCTTTCGATGGCTTGACGCAAGAGGGTCATGGCCACTGGATCGACTCGACTTCTTCGACAGTGGTTGCACTCTCGATTTGGCCTTTGAGCTGACGTGCCGTGTTATGCAGGCTGGCGGCATGGGTGGCCAATGCAACAGGCATGCCTAGCAGCTCGGTCGCGTTCAAGGTGACCGTGCTGTTGTCGGCTGCCGTCCATTCGATTTCGAAGGGGCTGTTTGTAGCTAGGGCGGATTGTGCGGCTATGGCGGCAGTAGTAAGGCGCTGCACGGCGCGTGGGTCGGAGTCGAACACCTTGTCCTGATAAGAAAATCCAGCAGTTTCCCGGGCGTGACGCTCATCAATGATGCGTGTTTGGGCTAACTCTTTAGCTTCGGGCAATGTAATAGCCGGCACTGCGCTGACCAATTCGTCATGATTGGGCCACCAGCGGTGGCCGCGCGGGATGCTGGTACCATCGGGTACACGGATGATCAGCTCTGGATTGTCAGTAAGTCTATACATGTGGTTTTCCTTGTTTACAGTTCTGCATCAGCCGTCCAGTGTCCCGCGATTACTGTCGCGGACATTCCGGTCAAGGTAAAAAACTGGAACCCACCGAGCCCCTGAAAGCGATGCTCTGCGGTCACGTCGGTTGTTTGACGGATCAATTTGCCGATGATCCCGTTTGTCGTGTACCCAGTAATTGCGGGAGTCGCTCGTTTTTTGACGGCAAAAGTAACCTGTGCTCCAAGGGCTCCAGTGGAGGGCGTTCCGATGTCCATATGAAAGTGGCCATTGGGCGAGTCCGTTCCTGGCGCGGTGTTCAAGTCGTAGCTCTTCTCGTAGTACCGCTGGCACTGTGCCAGTTCGGTCTGGATTGGGCGCTGTTCGATGGCTGTTGCTACGGTTCCCTCCTCAACCTGAACGCAGTCCACGTTAAATATGAATGTGCTGTTATTGGGTAGACTAAAGACCAAGGACAGGAATCCGTCGTCAGTTGCTCCTAACGTTTTTCCAGCGATACCGGGTAGCGTTACTGCCGGGAGCACGTAGCGCGTTGGGGTGGTGGTGAGGTTAACGGTGCCAACGGGGGTCGGCACGTAGGCAGATGGTGTCCCGCCTGTACCGAATGATTGAAGCAGTGTGATCTGGACGCTGCGTGCGCTGTCCGCCCAGGCAACGAAAGAGACCGAAGCCTGTTTCCCTGCCAAGGTACGTACACTTTCGATTTTTTGGGCTAGTTGGCGCAGCGTGCTACCCGAGCTGGCAATGGTCTGACTCCAGCGCAGGTAGTACGACTTTTCGAATAAAGGGTGTGAACCCAATGCCCAGCTACGTTGATCCACAGTGAATGTGCCCGGTGTGCCGTCGTAGTACACCGACCAGCGATCAGCCACATAACTGCCATTAGCCGGTGTGGTGAAGCTGGCGCCACGTTGCCAGATATCAAAATTGCCGTTGATCAATCTGTTTCGGAACATCACAGGACCGCTGCTGCCTGTGATACCCGCGACGAAGCTGGTCGTTGCGAGCTTGGCTGAGTTATCTCCTGCCGCCGCAGTCGGTCCCGTCGGTGTGCCCGTCAGCGCCGGGCTGTTGAGCGGCGCGGCATCGGTGATGCCATACCCAGTCAGCGTCGTCGCTCGGTCTGCTTTGCTCGCATCAGCTTCCATCACATTGCTGCCATCGCACCACAGCGCTTCGGAACTGCCTTGTACGACGGTGGTGCCGGTCCCCGCAGTTGTTTTTACAGTGAAGGTGTAGGCCCCGCTGGTGGCATTGCGGACAACCCATTGGCCCGGAGCATTCGGAACGATCACGGCGATGTTGGCGGTGAGGGCGCCGTTGAATTCCAGGATGGCGTAGCCGGCTTCGGTGGCGGTTAGCGTGACGTTGGCGCCGCCAGCTACCGACTTCACCAAGCGGCCATTGACGCTGGTTTGCACGAAGGCGGTGGTGGCGAGCTGAGTGGTGTTGGTGCCGCTGGCGGCCGAGGGTGCGGTGGGGGTGCCCGTCAGCACCGGGCTGTTGATTGGTGCGGCATCGGTGATGCCATACCCAGCCAGCGTGCTCGGTCGTGCACTGGTGGAGTTCCAAGCCAGTTTCTTGACCGCATCGAGCAACTGGGTGGTCTTCGCCGGATCGGGGGTGATCCCATTGGCGCTGAGCACCGACAGCAGTTCACTCTGCATCGAGTTCAGCCAGGCAGCCGGTACGATGGTGCCGGGTTCGCCGGACGCCGGGTTGCCGTCGCGGAACAAGCCGTCCGACGTGTTGATGATCTGCATGAATCAATCCTCCTGGTAAGCGAAGTAGACGAAGGTGTGCGCCGGTTTCAGCGCGTCGAAAATGTCCTCAATGACCGGGTCGCCGAACTGGGTGAGCCGTTCGCCGGCAGCGCTCTGCCCGGCGCGGAAGCGGTAGGCACGTACCGCGCGACCGCGTACTACCACGCGCCACACCCACAGGATGTCGGCGGGCTGCAGGCGCTCGCCGGCGCGGTTGATACCGGCGCGGTAGGGCTGCGGCTCGTCGATGGCTATGGTGTAGCCGAGGCCGGCAGCGAGACGGGTGAAGTAGGGGATGGACAGGCCGCCGGTTTCGGCCAACTTGGCTAGTACGCCTTGCTGGCGGGCCTGGTAGGTGGCGTCAGCCGATGGGCTGAGGCCGCAGACGCGTTCCCATTCGGGCAGCAGTTGTTCGGCGAAGAACGGGGTGAGGGCGCCCTTGGCGCGGGCCAGATTGGTGGCGCTGGTGTCCAGTGCGTTGCCGTCTGCGGCCAGTTCCGCCGCCAGGCGCGGGGCGCCGGGGGCGTAGCTGCCGGGCGGCATCAACAGGGTGAGCAGGTCGCGGTGTCTCACTTGTCCTCCTTGGGAATCAGGCTGACCGTCACCCGACCCAGTCGCACCCATTCGACCTTGGTTTCATCGCTGATCGGTTTGACGTTGGCCGAAGGCTGCAGTAATTGGCGATCGACCACGCCGCTGATGTCCGACACCAGTGCCTCCAGACGGCTGCGGATGGCGGTGTCGCCGGGAGCGAGCTGGGTGAAGTAGTCGGCGAGCCCGGCGGCGATCTGCGCCTGGGCGGCGGCCAGGGTCAGGCCGGACAGCTCGACGTTGACGGCGACGTCGACCACTTTAGGGGTGGGCGCCAGTACCAGGCAGTTCTTGGCGGTGACCGGGCGTAGCTCGTCGATGTGGGCTTGTACGGCGGTCAGGGTGGCGGGCGAGGGCAGGTCGCCGGCGGCGGTGACCACCACGTCGACGGTACCGAAGCCGCGGCGCAGTGGATAGACGTAGGCGGCCGATACGCCGGGGGTTTCCAGCGCCCAGCGGCGGTAGTCGGCGCGGTTGCCACCGGCCGGCGGGCGGCGGATCAGCTCCAAGAGGCGTGCCAGCAGCTCGGCGTCGGATTCCTCGTCGACCCCGCCGCTCATCGCCACGATGCGCGCCTGGCTGGCGAAGCCGGCCGGGGCGGCGGTGAGGTCGAGCGGGCTGTCCGGGTCGGCATTGCCGGCTACGCCTGCGAGATCTGCCTGGGCGGTGACCACCGCGTTGCCGGTTGCGTCCAGTGTGGCGGCGGCGGTGGTGGTGTAGCGTGCCCTGGGCGGCTACCGGTGGCTTGCGGGCCAGGCCGCGCACCCGGGCGTGCAGTTCGAGATAGTCGCGGTCGGCGCTGTCGGGGAAGATCTGCCGCACCAGCCAGGACTGGTGCTGATACAGGCCTTCCACCGCGCTGGCGGTGGCACTGGCTCGCACGTAGAAGTCGCTGTCCGGGCCGATGTCGGCGTCGGGCAACTGGTTTTTCAGATCGCGCAGCAGCGTGTCGCGCAGGCTGGCGTACGGGGGAATGGCAAACGGCATCAGGCGACCCTCACAGGATGTTGGAAATGCTGTACGCGACCGCTGGCGTCCTCGACCTCGATGGCCAGCGACAACCGGCCGGGGGCGTCGCGGTTGGTTGTGACGTCGATGCGCCGGGCTCGTCCGTCGGCGAGCAGCGGGTCCAGCGCCTGCTCGCAGTACTGGCGGGCCAGCACGGCGACGCGGGCGAGGTCTTTTTCGCGGGTGAGTTCGTGCAGTCGGGAGCCGAGACCCGGTTCGGCCCACCAGCTACCCAGCGGCGTCATCAGCCGCAGGTAGACCGCGTTGGCCAGGGTGTCGGTACGGGTACCGGCGTAGTCGCCGGTGAGCGGGGAGATATAGGCGTCCATGGCTCGCATTGTGGCGGCCGGGCGCTTGGGGGTTGAGGTGGCAGCGGTCAGTGGGAAGGGGGCTGGTGGCTTTGCCAGGAGGGGCGGGGATCGGCTGGGCGTCGCTG